GGATATTCTCTCCGCCAGTGATACATAAGTACTACTATCCTTACTGGTACTAAATCCATGGGCCATAACAATTATAGGTGCATTTTTATTACCAGTGGGATTAGATACTACTCCACACAACTTCACCCCTAAAGAATTAGTTAGCACTGTTTCAATCCGGGTCTTTTCAAAATCTTGCGGCGAGGTTGGACAAGCGAGATGATAAATTTCTTGAAGCCCTTGAAACTTAACCCTAAATTTTTCTAATTCCGGCAACGCCTCTAGGTTTATAACTTCATTAACATCTTGTTTAATGAATTGGAAATCTGGATTCTGCAAAAGATGATCAATATTAGCTTCATCACCGGAAATGAAATTATCAATGCAAATCACTTTACTCTTTTTGATCAATTCATCACGCCCCACATCATGTCGGCTTTTTCCCTCTTTCGCCAAAATTTCTCTTTCCACAACATTTCACTATAATTACTATTATGAGCACGATATTTAACCGATTTCCACAAAGATTTTCGTGTTGTGTAAAGTTTTAGTTCTTCATTGATAGTTCTCTTGTCACTTTCGACGGGCATTAGACGTTCTAACATTGAATCCATATGTAAAATAGTACCAACATATCGGATAATTCCAGTTTGAGAACGACAAGGCATTAAAGCACCATAAAACCAACGCTGGAATTTCTTACGTCTGTCTTGATTCATGACTATTTCATCATTTTCCATATCATCACAAACAATAAGATCGGGTCTTTTACCATCCCACAAAAGTCCTCTTAACTTCTGCTCACTTCCTTTAGCCATTATACGGAACTTCATTCCATCATCGAATTGTCCGATTAAATCTGTTTCAGAATCTTTAGGAAAATACACTTGCCCCTTGGCATCTTTCTTAAGTTTAAAAAGACGTTGTATATCTTCATTGTCTTGCAATTCTTGTTTAATAGCTCCCAAGAATAAAACCGCTTGGGCTTCGGTATCACTTACAATTAAGACAAACTGCCTCTCGCGAAATAATATAGTCGCGAGTGTAAATGAAAATGTAATCGCAGTGCTTTTAGCATGACCTCTTGGTGCGGCAATTGCAACAAATTGACTGTCACTTGTACACAACTCCCACCATTCATAGTGGGCTTCAGGAGTGGGCAATGATCCGTCAAATCGTTTAACTAGACAACTCTCTACAAAACCCTGCATTACTTTTTTATTAAGTATTTTCATGGAGCCCCATAGATGGAATCAAACCTCTGTTACTCGGGTACAGACCGAGAGTAATATCACTATACGAACAGGGCCTATATTTAACTTATTTTAAAAATATTAGTTGACCAATTTCTAATTCGGTAACTGATTCTGAATTTTCCTAGTTGAAATCCTAGTGTCGCCCAAGGACGTGTTTCTTCAGAACTTCTAAATACTGGATAAATATGTCTTGCTTCTACTAAACCATCCTCCCCTTTAATATCCATACATTTAAAACTTTCAAATGCTTTTTTACTAAAAAATCCAATTTTAATCCAGAAACCACTAGGAATAGTTTCACCTTCTGTAATTACTTTAATCATTTCATACTCCCGTCAGCCTTACGCTTAAAACTCCTATTTGCCTTGCGACGGCGAATTCTTAAATTACTTATTCTAGTTTTACCACCTTTAGAAAGAGGTTTAATATGATCAACATCACCTTTGATGTCATATCCCATCTTACGTTCCAGTATTCTATGGGCTTTGTTCCGCTCCACTCGTTTCCGCATTTGTTCCGGTTGTCGATTCCAGACTACTTCCCTCTTGTAATCGCGTTTCCCGTTTTTCATGAATGGCATTTATTTGATCCTCGTGGATAACTTCTCCCTCAATGATAATTTCCTTGCGACTTTCCTTTGTTTTTCGTAAAGCAAATTCAGCAAACTGAGTAGCCAACTTCTTAATAACATCATCAATTGTAGTTTTATCCTGAGCCACATATTCTTGCTTTCTTAGTAAAATTCGTTTATCAATTAAATCGGTGCTAACTCGGTGAACATCTTTAAGTTTAACTGGAACACGTTTTATTGTTCCTGATCTGGAGTCAAGTATAAAATCACCATTATCAACCCGATCAATAATACAGTCAAGGGTACGGTCAACAATTTTAGCAAGTTTCGTATCCAACTCAGCGGTTTCTTCTGACCGAATTTCAAGTTCAAGTTCCTTCCACCAGGGTTGCATCTTCCATTGTCTAATTAAATCCCGAGGTACTCCAGTGACAGCTTCCACCATAGGAGCTTTACCTAACGCAATGTAGGTGGTCACTACTTCAATTTTTTTAGCGTCAGAGTACGGCTTTGACATTTGCTGGAATTAACCATTCTCGAATCGTTTCAACACTTACAGCTTGCATAATGTGAGTTAGCGGAAATCCAATAAAACCCGTAGGAGCGATGATAATTGAACTCACAATGGCAACCAATTCACCCCTCTCATTAAACACACCACCACCAGAATTTCCTGGACCTACCGGACTGGTATATTGCACAAAGTCTCGCGCGTCATTTCCCTGTTTAGTACCTTGTGTAGTAATTTGAGTTTTAATTAAACCTTCCATCGGAAATCCAACGGTAGTAATTTTTTCATCTATGGCGGGACTAACATCAGCAATAGGAGCACACGGACATTCCATACCTAATACTTTAACAAGAGCAATGTCTTTAGTTTCATCCAAACGAACAACTTCCACCGGCAGTTTGAATCCTTTATAACTTACATGAAGGTCTTTAACAATCGCGACATGAGCTGCTGTGAGGAGATAGTTGGGAGCGATGAGAACACCAGAACCATTACCAAAAGCTGCTCTAATGGCGTAGGTTGTCGCCCGTGGAGTGTTAGATTGCGGTGAAACAAATACCGCCGTCGCTAACAACAGAGCTGCAACAACGGCTAAACCAATGAGAAGTTTTTTAATAATATTCTCCTATAAATAAATATACACAATATCTATATTATACTCCTTTTCTTGTTTAATGTCAAGAAATATTTTATATTTTTATACATCTATTGACTTTTCCTTAAAAATATGTTATAATATATCCATAGGTGAGGGGAAATATAGGTTCAGGGAAATAATATTTATATAATAGGAAACCCTTCAGGTTTCCCAAATGTTTTAGCCGAAGGCGAGGGGTGGTTCTTCCCGAGCCTGAGAAAATACCTTCCAGAGCCTCCAAAAGGCTCTACAATTGATAATTAAAGTAAAGGTAGTATCTCCATACCAACCTGTCGTTAGACTCCTCTAAGGAGTGATATGAGGCGTTAGCCGAATAAATACCCCTTAAGTTTAAAAAATAATTGTATTGTCGTTTAAGGTGTTACAAAGATTTTAACCCCATCAAAGTTTTCCCCCTCCCCCCTCTTCGTTAATTAAAAATAAAAACACTGTTGATTGGATTAAATTAAAGCTCGATTAAAGAATGAGCAACTTACGTGTTCACACAATGTGAGATTAAACCAAAGTCTCATCATAGTTAAACTTGTTAAGTTCTTACATTGTGCAAATACTTAACGGTATTAACTTAACGGAGTTAACCCTCAAAGTGACCATCGAAAGACACTATCAATGGTCCATTAGGGGTATAATGGGAGTAGGTCAACTATAGGTTAATAAGGTTAAGTTAATTAGGTTAAGTTCTTAATACGTTTTAAGTCTTTAACGGACTTGGAGCTTGGTACGACTCTATCTCTCAACGTACCCGTGAACGGTCCACGTCAATGATCGGAACCCGGGCGAGCGAACAGCAAGCGGGTAAGGAGAAGCGCAAGTCCCCGGCGCATGATGGGGACAAATCTGGAGACAATCATGGCAAGGCAACCGAAGCAAACGACGTTAGCAGCAGAAGTAGCAGACGCCATCGCCGGCGGGCAAGCGCGTAATTTGGTTTCACCGGTCCCTGCACGTGGGGGCAACGAAGGAATGGTCGGGGCCAAAGGATCACGGCGCACCCGCGTCAATATCCCGGCCACCAAGGCGGGCGACGCGGAACAACACTCTAAAGAGGCAGGATTCGGGGCCGAAATCGGCGCGGCGATTTGTGCCTCTTTCGGCACGTATGATCGCGGTGTCTTCGGGCTAATCGAGAAACTGTTTGGCCATTCGACCATTGCGTGGGGCTCTGCCTATGCAGAGGTCGAAAAACAGCGCACCCTCGAAGTTGCGGCCGTCGAAAACGATGACTCGTGGGAGTCCGACAAGGGTACCCCCGAGCAACGGCTGGCCGATGTGGCCAAAACAAAAGCATCCGCGATTAACACTATCAGGGCGTCCTTTAGCAGGCCGATCACTGTGCTAAAATTCGGCCACCTGAACTCAAATGCGGCGCAGCTATTTGAGGGTTGCGAAACCTTGACGGCCTTGGTGGCCGTCGCGCGAAGCCTCAAGAAGCCAAAGGGCGGAATGTCAAAGCCTTTCACGGCGGAGGGGTTCGCAGCTTGGCTTAGCGAAAGCAAGCGCATCGTAGACTTGACCCTGTGGACTCGGGATGAGCACAAAGGCGACGCTGACAAGAAGGCTCTGCAAGTGCAGCGGTATGAGACTGCGCTGAAAGCGCTCATCGAGCAAGGGGTGAACATTCAAGCCAAGGTTGGCGGCTTGCTGTCTGTGCCCGTCTTGGAGCTTGCTGCAATGGTGTCTAAGCCGCTCGCCGGGCGCGGCAAGGTGCGTATGGTGCATCGCCGAGACGCCGAAGTGCAACCCGAAGCCAAAGTCGCGTAGAATTTAACTCGGGACAATCTCCCTTTCAGGTCACCTTCGGGTGGCCTTTTTTTTTGCCCATTTGAAACGAAAGAACAATGATGTTCACTAGGCGCAGCTATGGCGCCGATATTTGGTTAAACAAGGTCGATCATGATATGGGAGCGTGATATGAGCGCAATGTGGGTGTGGTCTGACAACGCGGCTGTTGCATGGGCATGGAGTAGTGTCTATTTGTACCAGCGCTATGGGCGCACTGTTCCAAGTGATTTGGAATTGGTGTTTTTTTGGAATTAAATTTTTAGAAAAGGAAATGTTGTCATGAAACCGCAAAAACTTCTTCACCTTGCGGCCGTGATTAATACCAAATACGGTCACGCAACGCCTGCCCAATGCCGCCATCTGGCAGTCCTCGACAAACCCAAAACCAAAACCAAAAATGTTACGCGTAATTTGTTCCAATCCCGGGCGCTCTGGCGCTCACATCTCGAGAAATCCGGTGTTTTTGTCCGGAAACAAAATAATGATGAGATAGTCAAACTGATAACTCTCATCGAAGAAATTCTCACATTGAAACGCGCGGCATGAGTAAATCAAACAACACTCAGGAGAAAATAAGTGAAAGTTGTTACCAAAATTGAAGAGAAAGAAAATGAAGGTTTGATGTCCTTGTTGGGTCACCAAGTCGAAATTAGATGTAATGTGTATATTTACGCTGGCATTTTAGTTGGCGTAAATGACACGTGTATTAAGTTGGATAGATGCGCAATTGTGTATGAAACAGGACTTTTTTCCGACAAAAATTACAAAGATGCTCAACTATTAGGCAACGGTCAATACGTGCAATTAGGTTTAATTGAGAGTTTTGGACCATGCTTTAAACAGTATTAGATCATGATAACCAAAAGTAGGAGATATAATAGTGGGTCAAGGTCAAGGTCAGGGTCAAGGTCATGGTCGTGGTCAAGGTCAGGGTCAGGGTCAGGGTCATGGTCAGGGTCAAGGTCAAGGTCAGGGTCAAGGTCAAGGTCAGGGTCAGGGTCAGGGTCATGGTCAGGGTCATGGTCAGGGTCAGGGTCAAGGTCAAGGTCAGGGTCAAGGCCAGCGTCATGGTCAAGGTCAGGGTCCGGGTCATGGTTATGGTCACGGAGTATTTCATGTTGAAAATCATCGAATCCACCGAAGCATCGGGCCTGTTGTCATTGATGGGGAAACGAGTCACCCTGTTCTGTGCCAACTACATTTACACCGGCACTCTCACTGGGGTCAACGAAACCTGCGTCCTGTTGACTCACAAACCTGCTATCGTCTACGAAACCGGCCCGTTGGGGGAGGCCAAGTGGAAGGATGTACAACCCCTTCCCAACGATGAGCTGTTCGTCATGATTCACGCCATCGAGTCCTTCATGCTCTTGAAATAGAGATTCACCCCCTCGGGGGTGCATCAGAGGTGGC